CACGATTGAAAATAAATTCTACATTCTCATTTGTGTAATCCCCTTGCCCAGTATTAATTAAATGCTGATTAACAAACCACAATAGATATTCAAGTGATGCTTGAAATTCTGTTTCTATAATATTACAATCCATATCCAAATCATTGTATAAAAACTTTAATGATATTCCAGAAGGGCTATTACCAAACTTATCTGATTGAGTATCTACACCTCTACCAAACTCATATATATCCTTTCTAGTTTGTTCCATATGCGTTTTATAAGCTTCCGTGTCTATCTCTAAGTTTCTTGTTTCTACTCCACCATCACCAGCAACCTTGACAGCTCTGTAAAGGCTCATATTTCTTCTAAACTCTCCTAAGTTCTCACCATCATAATCCTTAAGCACATAAATAGAGTTTGGAAGGTCCTCTAAGTTATTACTATTGTCGCTTTTGTTTCTATCATAATCATCTACTAAAGACCTTACAAATTTAATAAGTGGTTGTTCTTCATCGTTGTATTTAAAGTAAATAAATGGCACCTTTGACCACGTAAATGATTGTTTGGTACCATCTTTATTAATTATACTAAAATGCCCTTCATCTTCTGGAGCTTCAACATCAGGTATTAATTTACCATTATCATTAACATATCTTAATACCTGTTTTGTATCCCAGTATTCAATTTTTTGTACTGTCTTTTTAGTTTTACCTTCATAGACTATAATTTCATAAACTCTTATTAAAGCATCTAATTTAGTATGTTCACTATCTTTCCATAGTGGAATAATCTCTTCACTAGGCAATCTTTTAAATCTTAATTCACCATCTAAATTATAATAAATTTGTGCCCATGCTATACCTTTATTGATTGCGTCTTTGCCTAAATTCTTAAGTAATCTCATAAAGGACTTATTAAATATATCATCTAATACATTTTTATATGCTTCATTATCAGTTTGAATTGCTAAAGGCTTAGATAATAAATATCCTACTTTCTGGTCTGCAAGCTTTCTTATAAAGTTATGAATTAATTTATTATTTGCTAAGTTCTTTACTTCTTCTAATTCTCCATCTTCGCCTATAGCCATTCTTTTACGTTTAAGTATATCTGTATCACCTTTATAATATCTTTCTCCATCTAACATAAGTTGCCTTGCTTGTGAGCCATTCCATTCTTTTATTTCCTCTTGAACAATTTCTTCTAAGCTCATTATACTGTTAGATCCACTATTAAATATTTTATCTATAAATATTATCTTGAACACCTCCTTAGTCAAATGAAATTGAATTACCTTTTCCTACATTTTCAGCTATTCCGGTTGTAGCATCTGGAGCATCATCATGTTTGTTTTTACCTTCTCTTTGATATTTAATCATAGCATTATAATAATCTGGCCATCTATCTCTCCAATTAATTGGATAGTATATATGGACCATAACCCACGTAGCATTTGATAATATTCTGGCCTTTTTATTTTTACTTTGATGGAACCACTTAACTCTTGTTTTATTGCTATTGAATTTCTCTTTTAATATTCTTTCTACACTTCTAGCAAAACCACGACCACCATTATTACTCTCTATGTCTGCTATATTAACTTTATTTTCAAATAGCATTTTAGCTGTTGCAGTTTCTGTAACTTCCATAGGCTCCTTAGTATATAAAACATCTAAGACATAAGCTTCCTTGTTATATTCACCATAAACAATACAACATAAGTAATCTGAACCTTCATCAGCAGTATCTATATAGGCCTTAATTCTATTAAACAGTGGATTACCATTATTATCTTTAGGTATATCGGTGTAAGGTTTAAAACTAGTGTAAAGTCTTCCTTTTAAGTCTATAGGCTCCTGTTGATAGTTAGCGCTGGCTATATCCTCACCCATTGCTTTTACTTTATTTTTATAACTCCTATAACTTAATACTTCAGGACATAACATTTGTTTTGTCTCTTTATCAATTAAAGCTTTCATAGAAATATGTTTAACTTTTATGCCCTGCTCTCTATAATAATCTAATGCTCTACCGGCTAAATCACCACTGGCCCATCTAGTCATTATGATTATTATCTTTCCGCCTTCTTCAAGTCTGGATAACATAGTATTAGTAAACCAATCCCAATGCTTTTCTAACACTGCTTCATTGTAAGCCTCTTCTGCATTTTTAATAAGGTCATCTATAATTAGCAATGAAGCTCCAAATCCTGTAGCTGTACCTGTTGGAGAAGTGGCTAAATAGTTATTATATCCACCTTCTAAGGACCATAGGTTCATAGCTCCATCACCATGTTTTATTCTTACCTCTGGAAAAACATCACTAAACACAGGTTTATATTTATCTGCTTTTTCTTCCTGGATAGAGTTCCTTACATTCTTAGAAATCATAGTAGACAATGTTTCATTGTATGAGCCTGTCATTATTTTTTCATTTTGATTATTCCCTAGAACCCATTCAACGAATAGCCCCGCAGTTCTGGACTTTCCATGTCTAGGTGGTTCATTTACTATAAGTACTTCATCATCACTCTCGTAGAAGTTTTGGAACTCATTACATAGCTCAACCAGGTATTCTCTATCTTGCTTATAAAAGTTTGGTGCCTTTAAATTGCAATAAAAAAAGAACTTACGTCTTGCAAGTTCTATCTTTGCTCCCAATTGTACTAATTCTTTATCCATCTTCTACACCAGCTAGTTTTAATAACTGCTCTGTAGTTAAATCCTCAAATGGATTATTAACTTTCATATTGCCATTAACTTCTACTTTATCCTTGAACATTCCTAAATGTCTACCTAATAACTCTAAAGCCTTTACCTTATCAGCTGTTTCTATACTAATACCAAACTTAGTATTTTTAATTGCTGTTATAGCTTTCTTTTCATTGGCTGTAAGGTCTTTCGTTTCTTTTATTTCTACATCTTTATAAAAAACTTCTTCTTCGCCTATTTTATTTCCTTGTTCATCATAAACAGGTTTCATATAAGACTTTTTAACTACTTCTGCATAATTAGGACCATTAGATTTAGCGATAGCATAAAGTTCCTTTAAAACAAAGTCTTGAGTTATTTCTGTTCTTTTTTCTCTGTCTTTCATTCTTTTATTTATATATTCTTTAACCTTAGCATTTCTTAGCAATCTATTTCCATTAACGGCTGCTGTTTCATCTTTTTTAATATTTTTATATGCTGCCTTATAAGCTCTAGTGGCATTAAGATCCACTAGGTATTCATCACAAAATATTTTCTGTTTTGGTGTTAGCTTCACAATGCCACCTCCTTTTGTATATAAAATAATTAAGAACCTTTAATCATAAAGGTTCTCTACTTAGTTCTATAGTTCTACTGTTTCAATATATCGTTCTTTACCTACTATTGCATCTTTATTTATTATTGTCTTTCCATTAATATTAATTACCTTTTCATCTACAATCCCTAGTATTTCTAGTGTTCCCCCTTTGTTTATTACATCTCCGTTAATCGTTCCATGTAATGTGGCCTTTGAGTTATCATACAAATATATACTCCCATTAATAATTCCATGATGTTCCAAAGATGCATTATCCTTAAGATATATGTCTCCCGTTAATATTCCATGTATTTCTAATTGTCCTTCCTTGATAACTTCTATATTTTCTTTGATAGATTCATTAATCATATACTTATCGTCTATTATCACATTTATCACTCCTTTTAACATATATTTCTACACTTTAGGAGATTTTCCTCTATAATTTATTCGACCATTTACGACTTAACCACAATATATAGTATGAGTTGTACACATTATCCACAATACGTTGTGTATAACTTAATTTATCTTTGCCTTACAACCTCATTCTTTCATATTTGATTACCATTATTTTTCTGTTTTATAATTATACTTTCTATTATATAATTATAATGACATATAACTATATAAAGGAGTATTCACTATGAATTTTCTAAAAATTCTAGTGGCCATAATAAATTATTTATTTTTTATCCTGCTTAATAATATTAAAATTAAGTATGTGAAATGTAATGATTTAGATTTTTTTAGTATAGAATATAAGGGTAAAAACTTTAAATAAAAATTAGTGGCCGTAGGGGAAATTTATACTTCCCTTATGGCTAATTAAAAATAATTTGACAAAAACGCTTAAAAAAATCACCTAGAATTAACCAGGTGATTTAGTACATATACACATTTACACATTTAAGTAGGAGGATTTTCACCTCCTCATATTTTAATAATCTTGCTAGATATAATTTTACTTACTACCATTTTACCTTATTATATCCCCTATTAAAACTCTATCTTTTCCCTTTTACATCCCTAAAGCCTCGATTCCCCATAATAGAGTACTTAATTCATTTAACACTAAATCTGACCATATTTTAGGTTGATTCTTCCCACACTTTAAAGTTCCTATTATTTCTTCATTACTTTTTTCCTCGATATAATACATTTCAAAAGCTCTATATTTATACTCTATACATTCTTTTCTAAATCTTCTTTTTAATATTTTCAAGGCGCTGTCTACATAAGCCATCATTTTCATAGTCCTTAATTTTGTCCTTGTAATACTTGTTATCCAAACTTCGTCGTCCACATTGTCAACTTCTATGTCTAGATCCACATTAACATTTTCTATATGTTCTTTTAATTTATTATAGTTTTTCATTAATAATCTTGTATTGTGTAGTCTTTTATCCTTTTGAATAATACTTTTTTCTTTATCATATTCTCTTATAGCTTCTTTAGTGGCTTTACTTATAACCTCATCTATATTTATATTATCTATCATACTAAACCTCCTTATATGTTTTTAATCTTGCTTTTACTGCTTCTAGTAATACGTTCTGATTAACTTCTTTACTACCTAAAGTTTTTATAACCTCTTCATCTACAGTATCCTTACTTACTAGATGATGAATTATAACACTTTCCTTTTGTCCTTGCCTATGAAGTCTGGCATTAGCCTGTTGATATAACTCCAAACTCCATGTAAGCCCAAACCAAACAATAATATTGCCCCCATATTGAAGATTTAATCCATGCCCTGCTGAAGCTGGATGTACTAAAAGTATTGGTATTTCTCCATTATTCCATTTTTTGATATCCTTTGAATCTTCTAATCCTATTGCTTTTAACTTTTTAGTTTTTAAGAAATTAACTATTCTATCAAAGTCATGTTTGAAGCTATAAAATATCAAAACTGGTTTACCATTAGCTGATTCAATAATATCTAATAAAGCTTTTAGTTTTTCGTCATGAATTTCTATAACCTGCTTGTCCTCTGAATATATTGCTCCATTAGACATTTGTAATAATTTATTAGTAAGTACTGCTGCATTAGCTGCTGTAATATCATCCTCACCGAATTCTAATACTAAATCCTTTTCTAGTTGCTTATATTTATTTATTGCATTTTTAGGTAAATTGATATCAATTATATTATCAATTCTTTCAGGAATATCTAAATAATCTTTGGCCATCATAGAAATACAAATATCACCTATCTTTTTATGGATCTGTTCTTCTGCTCCATCTTTTAGCTCCCAATTATAAACTATATATTGATTTCTTTTTCCTGGGTTAAAATACTGTTGCCTGTAACTTGTGATGGTTCTACCTAATCTTTTACCACCATCTAGCAAATAAATTTGTGGCCATAAATCTATTAAACTATTAGGTGCTGGGGTTCCAGTAAGTCCTACCATTCTTTTAAAGTATGGCCTAACTTTCTTTAAAGCTCTAAACCTTTTAGCCTTAGAAGATTTAAAGGAACTTAATTCATCTACGATACATGTATCCCATTTCCATTGTTTAAAATAATTATCTACTAACCAAACTACATTTTCTCTATTGGTTACGTATATGTCTGCATCCTTTTCTACTGCTTCTTTTCTTTGTTTTGGTGTACCTAAAATCTTAGATATTTTTAAATGGCTAATATGATCCCATTTATCTACTTCTGTACTCCATGTATCTTCCGCCACTCTTAGGGGTGCTATTACTAATATCTTCTCTGATTCACCAAGAAATAGTAAATCATCTATTGCAGTTAGTGTACTAACAGTTTTACCTTAATCAACCCATGCCCATGTCGAGAAAAAGGCCTGAGGCCTCATGCTCTAAAATATGATTGATTGCATATTCCTGATAATTCCATGGACTAAATTTCATCTTATCACCTTCTTTCTTTTTACTCATTTTTGAGTAATTTTTATTATTTAATCTCTCTTATAAAATTATTAATACCCTCAATACTATCTATAATTTCAACTCTAAAACCTAAAGCTGTTAATTCTTTAATCCTATATTTTTGTATAGGTCTTGGTTTTTTACCTGGTGCTTTAAGCTCTACAAAAATAATCCTTCCTTGTGGTAATAAAACGATCCTATCAGGCACTCCTGACACTCCTGGACTTACAAACTTTAAAGCTTTACCGCTTAACTTCTCAATTTCTTTTTTAAGCCTTTTTTCAATGCTACTTTCTAACATTTGTATTATTCCTCTTATATATTTTTCTTTTAAGTTCTTCAATTGTCTTTAATTTATTTAAATTTACCCTTCTTTTATATTCTTCTTCTAAAACTTCGTTTACCCATTTTTTGTATTTATCCATTTTAATTCTCCTCTATAATAATATCTGTTGACAAATAAAACATAGTTATATCAATGTTTTAAGTAACTTTGTCAACAACGTCAACAATTTTTCCTTATATACCCCTATTAATACAGGATAATTTTATAATAATATAACCTTCTTTGCGGAATTATCTATTTTTTATCACTCTATATATAGAAAATCTGTTGACACTGTTGACATATATTTTATACCCCTTGGTATTACTGCCTTCATCATGTCAACACTTAAAAAAATCTGTTGACATTTTTATACTCTGTAATATCCCCTTTGTCTTCCATATCCATTAATTCTTATAACATTTTTTTGTTTTTCCCAACTTTTTAATCCTTGAAGTATTTTATTTATTCTAGCTGAATCCCTTAAATCTACTTTTCCAGTTACACCATAAAGTTCATTCAAGATTTCTTTAACACAAACTCTATCTCTTATTATCCCATCTTCTTTTGTAGCCTTAGAAGATAAAGAATCATTAAAATATCTTTGTCTTTCATATAAATCTTTTTCATACCAATCCTTAGGTAAAGGTGTTTCAAGAAATTCTATTATAGTACTTTCTTCATCATCTACTATTCTATGATTATCCTGCTCTATTGAAGCCAAAGCTTCTTCTTCTGTATTTAGCATTAGAGCTTTATTTTTCAATTTTTTATATAGTATTACAGCCTCTGCATATATCTGATCCACTTCATTTCTTAAATCCTTTACTATACTTTTAGTCGCTTTAGTCATATCTGCATCCACTGGAAGATATCTTCTATCACCAGTTGGATCCTTTAAAAATGTTGGTTCATTTGTTGAAGCAACTAAAACATATTGCCTTGGTATATCAATAGGATTGCGGGCATACGCCATTCTTATTGTTTTGCTCTTATTAGTTATAAAAGCTTTCATTTCTTCAATTTCACTTTTTTTAGTAGGAGCCATTTCAGCCATTTCTACAATCCACTTACCCATAGTTTCTTCTATAGCTTCTTTATATTTTATAGTTGCTAACTCAGTATACCAATCATCTTTTTTGGCCATATATCTGTAAAATGTACCTTTTCTAATTCCTTGTTTGCCAACAATAGTTGTTACATAATCTAATTGGCAACCTGAATTGAATATTCTTGCTACAGCTCCACAAATAAATATTCTTGATGCGGCCCTAGCGTATACATTATCTTCAACACCAAAGTAATCAATTAATACTGTTTCTACTCTTTCTTCCCCATCCCAAATCAAACTATTTAAATAATCTTTAACAGGATGAAATTTATTTTGCTTAAATATAAGTCTAGTTGCATCATTTATTACTTGAGTGGCTCTTAATATATCATAAGCCTTTCCTAAATAATGCCTAAGCCCTGAATCATCATCATCAGTCCAAAATCTTATTTTATTTTCATTGTCCCAAGGAAGTTTCCCTTTAATTGTGTCCCTTAAATTAAACTCATTGTAAGCTAATTTATCTTTAAGTCTAATATCATTCTCCATTATTATTTTTACATTATCGACTGTGCTTTTTACTTTTCCTTGTTGAGTATATTCTAATTTAGCCAGCCAATCATTATTATCTTCTTCTATTTCAACTACATCAAATTCATCTTTAACTAAATCTAACCTATCCTTACCTAGTTGCGTTTTTACTTTATTATCATTGATTGCAACTTCAGTCATTTTCTTAAAAGATGGTAAGTTATTTTGTTTTGTATCAATTCTTACTTCATCATCTAAATGGCCAAACTTATGAATTCTAACTAGGTCAAAAGCATTACATAAAATATTACTAGCTGGATCCGTACCATGATGGCTATAGCTAAACTTATTCTCATATACTACAACTCCACCTGTAGTGCTACCCTCTGCATATGTGTATCTGGTTTCATCTGCTCCAGGAACATATACATCATTTAAAAATTCTGCTATAGCTTCAGTTATTGTATAGGTCCTACAAAATGCCCCTATAATACCTTTCTTTTCTAATGGGTCCTCTTGCTTTTTTATTGCATTATTTAATTTTGCCCTAGCTCTTGAACTTTCTGGCCAATAACTTACATCTTGCCACCCAAAAGTATATCTAGCTAATATCTCATCAGGATTTAACCAAGTTTCATCTTGGATTTTAAAGATATAATCTCCATCACTTGAAGTACTTGGCCAATACATTAATCTACTAGGTTCATAGGTTGTATCATCAAATTGATCTATCCCTAAGTCACTAGCTACCATCCTACTTATAGCTTGATATTCATCAGGAAGTACTGGCCTACTAAGTGGAATTACTAACCTTAATCTTTGGTTATCTGTTGCATGAGTATGAGTTGAATACATAGCTACTGAAAAATCCCACAATAACTCTATGCTTGACCATATATCACCATTAACGTAGTCTAAGTCTAAAGTTAATAATGTTCTATTCTGGACATTCTCTGCTTTTCTACGACCATTCTTAAGTCCACCACCTACAAATCCACCTACATCTTTAATCTTATCCTTTTCAGTTTTAGCCATTTTCTTATATTCCGCATAAGTTTCAGGTGTTCTTGTAGTATTACTCAGTTTTTCAACTAGCTCTGACCATAAGATATTTTTATTTTTCCAATGAGTTTCCTTTCTACTTTTTCCAGTAGCTATAGCTATGGATCCATCATATTTAATTTTAGGCTTATCTTCTGTTTTATAGGCTTCCAAGGTATCACCTCTTTTCTATATAAAAGAATGTTCTTTTTATTTACCCTATTTCTCTACATATCTATCTACATTTTTTATCATAAAGGTTATGGATCCATCTCCATTATTTTGAATGCCAAATCTATTAATATCTCTATAAGCTTCTTCGGTTATACTAATTTCAATGTCACTATCTATTTTAAGTTTTAATCTACTAAGTCTTTTTTCTAAGTATTCTTTATCAACTTTTATCCTTTCAATATCATTAGCTTGCATATAAGCAATAAAATCTTTCTTACTTTCTTCAAAAGGTAAAACCTTTGAAGCAAAATTATATATGTCTATTTCTTCATTTTCTCTAAGTTCACTTTTAATAAAGCTTCTTATTTCCTCCGCCTTTACCGCATCTTCTTTTAAATTACTTCTTGTCCAATTCTCTACTGCATTCATAAAAACTCTTGTATTATCTCTATCATTATCAATTAATAGGCATTCAAGGAATTTTTCTGTAAAATAGTCAGTTCCATATTCATCACTTTTCTTACTTTTAACTTTATCAAGTACCAAAAGATTATATTCTTGGTCATTACATATAGGTCTAATAAAAGCAGCCTTTTGAACTTTTTTAGTTGCTGGTAGCCCTGTTGTTATAGGAGTTATATTAATCACTACATTATCATCAATAAAATTAATCTCATGTGTATATTGCCTAATATAATCAAGTTTAAGTATTCCTAACATAGGACCATACTCAGTACTAATAGATACAACAAATAAATTACAAGATGGTATATTAATATCAGATTTCATAAAACTAAATAATTTGTTAGCTACACAATTTGAAGCTTGGAGTAAATCAATCTGTCCATTTAAATATTCCTGACTAGTTTCTCTTATTACAGTACTACTTTCTTTAAATAGTGCATATTTCAAATCATTATCTTTAAGTATTCTTTCAATATGACTTAAGATAAATTTATACACCTCATCATTAAGGACTATTTTATAATTATTTAATATAGGTTCATCTGAATTATTATCTAGTACATGAAGTACTGCCTCATTTATTGAGATATCTCTAATTTTATCCATAAATTTTACACTCTCCTTATAAATTTTTAATTTGAATTATTGTATTTTTGTTATTAGTTTAGATTCTTCTAATAGTTCTGGGTATTGATTTAATGCTTCTATATAAGCATCTATTCTCATTCCTAATAAAGTATCAAAATCTAATTCATAATACTTTATATCTCCACTTGTCAATCTACTTCTCATTGCTAATAATGTACTTGATATTGTTCCTTCACCTTCTAAAACTCTAATTTTATTATTTTCTTTTACTAAAACGACCTTCAAATCTACCACTCCTCTTACTTGGCTTTAATTTTATTACATCAGTCTTTCATATAGTAATTACATTCGTATCCATCAGCCTTTAAAGGTAATCCTGGAGCCCATTCTATAGATTCAGCAAATATACTACATATTTCTTCTACACTTCCTATTTCTTTAGATACATCTAAAACTAATTCGTCATGTACATGCATAACAACTTTAAATCCTTTTTTCTCAACTCTTGCCATTGTTTCTGCTAAGCAATCCCTAGCGAATGCCTGCACAATGTTTTCCACTAATTTGGGGCCATAAGTTTCAATCCTTTTCCACTGTTTACTTGTCTGTTCCATTCCCTCATATGTTATAACATCACTTCCAAATTTACCTTCTTCTATCTTAGGTCTTAGATAACTTAATTTTCTTCCACTTGGTAATTGTATAAATAAAACTCCTGGATCATAAATAAATTTAATTCCGTGATGTAATGCAACTGTAGTTTTTTCTGTTATAGCTTTTTTAGCAGCTTTATCTACATTCCACCAAAATTGTGTTATATGTGGACTAGCTTTTCTCCAATCGGAAACTAACTTAGGTAAATCTTCATCTGGAATACTTCCAGTTTTATCAAAAGCTCTAATAGCTCCACCTGCTCCACCATATCCTAATGCAAGCTCAGCAATCTTCCCTTTTGCTCTTAAATGACCATTAATACCATGCTTTTCAACTGGAACTTTAAACATCTTAGAAGCTGATGCGCAATATATATCTCCACCTTCTTTAAATACATCCAGTCTCCATTGTTCATTTGCTAAATATGCTATTACTCTTGCTTCTATAGCGCTAAAATCTGCAACTATGAATCTATTACCATCTGTAGGTATAAATGCTGTTCTAATAAGTTGACTTAATGTATCTGGAATACTATCAAATAAGAATTCTATTGTTTCAAAGTCTCCATTTCTTAATAAGTTTCTTGCTTCTTCTAAATCTGGTAAGTGGTTTTGTGGAAGGTTCTGGACCTGAACTAGTCTACCTGCCCATCTTCCAGTTCTATTAGCACCATAAAATTGAAGTAATCCCCTAACCCTTTCATCATCACATCTAGCATTAAGCATTGTTTGATATTTCTTAATTGATGTCTTGGCCATAAGTTGCCTTAACTCTAAAATTTTTTTTACATTTTTATCTTTTGATTCTTCTATAAGTATTGGAATACTGTCTTTTGTTAGACTTGTAACTTCATGGCCAACACGTTCACTTATCCATTTTTTTAATTGAGTTGGACTATTGGGGTTATTTAATCCTGTAAGATTAATAGCTTCTTCTTTTAATCTTTCTTGATATGATTCATCACACTTAATAGCATTTTCTACTAGTACTAAATCTACCCTTACACCTCGGTCATTTATGTGTTGGTCCAGCTGCCATAATTCTTTTTCCTTAATTGTGGTCTTGTATCTATTTAATAAATTTCTTATTTCTCTTTCTACTTCAACATCTCGCTTACAGTATTCCTTAAAAGTTTCCCATTTCTCCATATCATGTTCTGGAAGATTCCTAGTTCTCTTACCATTGGTTTTAGTAGGTTTACAAGGCTTACAGAAATATTGTATTAAAGCCTTACCTTCTTTCATCTTTTGTTTATCTTCTTCAAACTTTAAAGCTTTACCAACCATATCTAAAGAACTTGGTAGACCTAGTGTTAAAGCTTTTACCATGGTACATTCCCAATCACCAGGATGACACTTGAGACCCTTGAAATGAGCCTTAATTGCATTTCTTTCAAAATTGGCGTTAAATGCAGTTTTTAA